TATATGTCATTTTTACGCCAGTGAGCCCATCCTTATCATATGTGTCTACTTTATATCCACTTGTGATAATGAATGATTTAAAACCACCATCCATATCAATTGTAGTTTCATCTTCCATAGTCTTTGGAAGTGATTCATCTATCACTTGAAGTACACCATCTTCCTTATAATCACATTCATAGAACATATGAAGTCCTGGTGTTTTTGCGAAGGTTTTCTGTCTTTGTATAGCAGCTTCCTCCAACTGTGATTTTTTCATTTCATTATATGCCAGGTATCCTCCACCAAGCATGGAAGATACACAACACAATCCTAAAACGATTGCGGCCATTTAGTATTATCATACAAATTTAATTCCAAATCTCTTTGCCATAAACCTTTGTACCCCTGGAATCGTTGGTTGACTCCAGAGATACCAACGCGACCAAAACCCTGCACCCCCAATACCACTTAATTTCCAATCTTCTTTGTCACTTTTGTCTATGTTACGCATCATTCTGTGTATCATTGCCGGCTGGCGTTCAGCCACAATACGTTTTGGAATTTGACCACCATGTCTGAGGACATACGAGCGCATTCGTGAAGGATTCTTGTGTTTGGTGTAGTCGGAATACCCACTGGCACCAAAGTCAACAGTCCTGCCGTCTCCTAGGATTGCCCTGAACTTCTTTTTACGATCTGGGCTACGAACAATCTTGACGTGCATACTTACAATGTATAGCTAATTTATTTTCGGCAAGCACCACAGTACCCCTCCTTCTTTGGGAGTGGCGCGAAGAAAAGGCGTTCTTCACCCCGCTTCACGCGGTACATGTGATCATACATGTGGAGAAGACCAATGGTGAGAGCCGCGGTGGAGACGACAGCCTTGTTCATCTTACGCACAGACCACGCGTAAGCCAAAATAAGACCAAAAATGGTCAACTGGACAAGAGTCATCGAGGGGAGAAGTGGAACCTTGAATCGTTCTTCAAGTTCTGGGGTTTTCTTGGTTGGTTCTGGGGTAAACATTTCCATTCGCTTGCCGTAACCTGGCATTTTTATTTTATACAGAGAAATTAATGTGGCGTCTTCTGTGGCTACCAGTAGTTCTTGTTCTTCACGATTATTTAAAGTCGCCGATAGATATGCTTTACTTCCAGAGACCTCTCAGACCTCTGGTTGGTATGAGGAACACTTTGGTGGATATGATGTTTCACAAGTTTGAATACAATATCATGGATTACCCAAATCTGTGGTTTGTACGAGCAAACTATAATAAGATTTTATACGAATTTGAAAAGGGTGTCGCCGACGCAAAGAAACATTACTTTCATAAACTTGATCCATGGTTCAAGAAGAATAATAATTATTATTACTACAAAGTCAAGGATTTCCCCGAAGTTCAAAAAATAATTGATCAGATTTCGTGTATAGATAAAGACACCGCAATGTTTGCAGTCATAGATGGTCCAATGGCCATACCCGCACATCGTGCCGAGAGTAATCTCATGCTGAGATACCACTTAACAATCAAGGGTGGTAAACATTGTGTACTTTACACCGAAAATGGTGGGCATCAACACGAACCTGGAAAGGACTTTCTATTTGACCATTCTCGATTTCACCGCCTTGTTAAACGCAGTCTTCAGAAAAGAGTCGTTCTTATTTTGGACATCCATAGATTCTAGATGGCGGCGACACACTGCTTTGTAACTTTCATTACCACCCACGAGTTCAAGTTTATCACTTTGAACGATTCTTTTCGTAAATGGTCCAGGTGTTCCATTCTTACAGTCCATACAGAGAGCCGACAACTTTACAACATCACTCGCCAACGGAATACAATCAATGACTTCTCCAAACTTTCGTTGCTTGTAATCTCCATCAAGACCTGCCATGATGACTGATTTTTTAAGGAAGAGACACATTTGTACAAATTCTTGAAGGTTTGAGAAAAACTGTGCTTCATCTATAGCTACGATATCGGCATTACAGAATGATTCTTTGATGATACAATGAGAAATATGCTCAACTTTGAGACACGGAAATTCAACACCATCGTGGGTCTTGAGAACTTCCTCAGGAGATCTCGTATCCTTCGCTGAATTTATGACCACAATTTTTTTACCGATAACTTTGTAACGCTTAAGTCGGCGAATGAGTTCTGAAGTTTTACCTGAAAACATATTTCCCATAATAATTGTCAGACCCATTCTTACCTTTCTTTTAAAATAATCTTTTGTTTTTATAATGGTTGACATTCAAAGGTGTTATTACGATGGACACAAGGGGTGGGTGTCGGCAAAGTCGGGTAGAGTTCGTTTTGGTAACAAAATTTTTTCAAACATTCTAGAAGCTGTAAAGTATCTGCGTCACAAATAACCAGCATAATACATTTTTATCATCACACCACCAACCATTAATCCCGTCATAGAACTTAGTAAACAGCAGTTACAGAAAATGTTACAGGATCTCTCATGTTCTGGAATTGGTTTTTCTTCACCCCAATCCATTGAATTAAATCTACATAATAATTAAGATGCCTCTCACTGATCAGGAAATATCTAAAAAGGTTAGGGAATTGCGCAGAACCGAGGGTAAAATCTATGCACCCCTCAAATACTTTCGTGGTCTCAGAACCCTAAAGTCTGTGGAGACTCGCTACAAAAAGATGCTCAAGAAGGATTACGCGGATTTCAAGACGGATGAGGGTGTAAAGACTCGCACATCTTCATATACCCAACGATTTAGAAAGAAGTATCCAGGTGTCAAGTCCCTCCCAGAGATAGCGAAGGCTACAAAGATACCCCTCAAGACACTTCAAACGGTATATAACAGAGGTCTCGCTGCGTGGAGAACTGGGCATCGTCCGGGAGCTTCTCCACAAGCGTGGGGGTACGCGAGGGTTCATAGTTTTGTCACAAAAGGGAAAACATATTACACGGCGGATAAAGATTTACGCTAATAGATATATGACCAATCGTATCTCATGGAATGAATATTTCATGAAGACTGCAGAACTCGCGTCGGTCAGATCGCCATGTGATAGACTCAACGTGGGATGCGTCCTTGTAAAGAACAATCGTCTCATAAGTATGGGCTACAATGGCTTCCTCGGTGGTTCTAATCACACCTCAATTGTGAGGGATGGTCACGAACAAGCAACGATTCACGCAGAAATCAATGCCGTCACGGATGCGGCTAAGCGTGGTGTCTCCATAGATGGCACCGAAGCATATATCACACACTACCCTTGTCTCAATTGCTACAAGGCTCTCGCGAGTAGTGGAGTCAAGAAGATTCACTACAAAAATGACTACAAAAACAACCCACTTGTAGAAGAATTGAGGTACGAGATACCCATCATTAAATCGCATACCTAAGTCATTCAACCCACACCAAAAAGTCACACAACTCTCAACTATGAACTCTCAATCTATTGCCACCTACATTGCCAACCTTGAAAAGGAAAACGCCGATCTCAAGAAGCGCCTTCAACAATGTGAAGAAGAAAAAGCCCTTCTTGAGTACGAAACTATGCTCCAATATGCTGAAGTGAGTGATGAGGAATCTACCGCGTCCGACTCCGAGTCGGACTCAGATGATAACTATTTTGTCTGCTACAATTTGCCCCTCACAGAAGCTTTTGATGACCTCGCCCAAGAGGAAGAAAATGAATTTAAGAAAGCTGTCTATGAGAAAGCGGCTAACATCATCTATCATCTTGATTTCAAAGTAACCCATGGTGAGCAACTTTCTCATCTATATGGGATTGGTAAGAGTATCGTAAGAAAAGTAAATGAATTCCTTGAAACTGGGGAAATTAAGGTGGTCAAGACATTCACTACAAATGAGAATATTGCAGATCAATTGGCGTTACTTGCAGATGTAGAGGAAAATCCCCACAAGAGTGAAGCTTACAAAAAGGCTGCTAAGGCTATCCGCAAACTTCACTTTGAAGTCACGAATGGTACGGAGATTTCCCAAGGTCCTCACAAGGTTGCCGGTGTTGGTAAAGGTGTTGCGAATAAGATTGACGAATATATTGCGACTGGTACAATTCGGAAGCTTAATAAATCTAATTTTATATGAATGGAACCTATAATTATTTATGATAATGTTATAACTAACGAGGACGTTGAAAAATCCCCTGACCCACTTAAAAAAATAGACTCTTAATTTACCATGACCATGAAATTTGTGGATTTATTTTGTGGAATAGGTGGTTTCCATCAAGGGATTCGAAATGTAATTTCAAGTGCTGATTGTGTTATGGCATCTGACATAGATCCAAAAGTTCGCGATGTTTACAAGGATAACTATGATATAGAACCAATGGGTGATATAACACAATTAGATATTCCAAATATACCAAAGTTCGATTTGCTATGTGGTGGGTTTCCATGTCAACCATTTAGTATTGCACAATGGAAAGATGCCAAAGCATTTGATGACCCCCGCGGCAACATGTTCTTTGAAATTGTCAAGATTGTCGATTTTCACAAACCGTCATGCATTTTTCTTGAAAATGTTGCAAATTTAGTAACCATCGAAAAGGGTAAAGTTTTTGAAGTCATAAAAGAAACTTTAAAATCTCGGGGGTATCATGTTTCCCACTGCGTCTTGAATGCTAAAAATTTTGGTATACCACAAAATAGAGAGCGTGTATATATTATCGCATGTTTAGAAAAAGAATTTGATTTTAGTTCATTAAAGTCTATATGTAATCATTCAGCAATTGAAGATATTCTCGAAGATTGTGAAGATGACGTTTACATAGATGATGATAAATATATTATTCTCGATGATACACTTGTAAAAAAACAATCAAAAAGCGGGTTGGTATTTAATGGTTACATCAAAGGAAATATACGTAAAGCGGGAACGCGGGAAAATACTGAACACCTCTCACGTGTTCATAAACAACCCATGCGGATTTATAGCACAAAGGGTACACATCCCACACTATCAGCTTCCGAGTCTTCCGGAAGATATCACATTTACGATAGTGATAAAAATAAAGTCAGAAAGCTCTCTCTTGACGAATGTTATCGTCTTATGGCGTTTCCCAAAACATTTAAAAAACATAGTTCAACTGGTGTTGCATATAAACACATAGGAAATAGCGTATGTGTACGCGTTATAGAGAGTATTGTCCGTGAACTTGTGTCACAAAACTACTTAAAATTAAATAACTAAATTATTACAAGTATGATTTATGATCTAACGCACCAAATGCCTACAAACATAGAGATATCATATAATTCTGAGACATATAATATTCACAATGCAAATGAAGTAGTATATGTGTCAGTTTTTGAGAATCAATATTCGTGTGAGTTTACACCGAATAAAAGATCTTATCAGATTTTATTCAGTTATGGAGATATAACTATAAAGTGCTATAATATACATTTACTTTATGTTATTCTTCAACATATAATGAACGTAAAAACGAATATTGAATTGTCTGAATTGGTTTGGGATTTTACAAAATGGAAAGTTGATATATTTTCTCTGAATGGAAAACAATTATCTTCAAATTTATTAGTAATTAAACATTTACTTAATCTTGGTTGTTACAATGAGATATTGAATATCGAAGATTTAGAACGAGATTGTAAACTCACAGACAATCGTGGTTGGGGTGGAGAGAGACCCCGCGAAGTTTATTATAAGTATGGTTTTCCATTCATGACATCGGCTCATATGAAAACTTTGAAACCAAAACAAAGACTTATGCGATGCCCATTTCCAACCGAAAATATCAATCCAAAGCGAAAAGCGATTGTTCAAAATCAAGATGGTATTAAAAAATGTTTCACATGCGGTGTAAAAGATGGAGAAAACGACAAGTTTGGAAACGTTTGTAAATTTGAAAAGGGGCATTTTGAACCCCACATTATCGGTGGGGATAGTACAGCTTCTTATCAATGTAAATGGTGTAACACTTTTTACAAAGATAAGATAACGTGGAGTGTTGAGACGGGTAAACCTGAGTTTAATTTATATGCTATTATTAGGGATGCACCCAAAAAAGAACTTACAAATGTATTAACGCGTTTGGGTGTTCTTCAAATAAATTCATCGAAAGAATCTAATGATGAAATTTGATTTTTATCTGGTTCTGTAATCATCATCTTTGCAACTTCTTCATATATAACTGTGAGGAGGGCAATTTTATACGCCAAGAATCCAACAAAAGTTGCGCCATAATCAAAATCAAAACCAAATGGTGCGTGATTCCACATGCTTTCAAAAACGGCTGTACACACAGGTGGCAACAACTGTTTCTGAAATAATGACTTTTCAATATTGTCGACGTGATTTTCGAGAAGACTGATATAAGCTAGAGATGTTGCAACACCCAATGTCGCAGATACACCATGATCGGCACCCTGTGTAATGAAATAGGTTGATGTAAGCACCGCTCCGTAACCTAACGTTGTTCGGTTTATTTTTCTCTTAAGTTTTTCATATTCTGTTTTGGGGGCATTTGCTTTGACGATAAAGTTGTGGACTTTCCAAACATTACTCATTACTACCATAGGAACGAACTATTTTTCTAAGTGTCTAGTAGGTATGGATCGGGGTTATAGATTTCGCCAATCTCC